CTCACGTCAACGGCTTACTGCGTGCTTATGGCCGGCCTCTTCACACTGAACCGCGCGATGATGTGCGTGTTCACGAAAGTCTGGCCTTCGCCGCTGCAGACGGTGCTAACGAAGATGTTCTCCGCAGCGGTGGTGCAATCAATCCAACGATACGTCGAGGAAATGCTCGTGAACGCCAGGCCCGCAGCCGGTACAGCCGTCGAACTAGGCGCGGAGCAAACCAGATTCCCGTCGGTATCGTTCAACTGCCAGGTTGTCACGTTCGTGGTGCCAGCAGCTTCGTTGGTCTCCGAGTATATGTAGCAGTCCTCCAAGTAGTAAAGGTAACCTGCCGGCAGTCTCGTGTGCCACTGGTAAGTATCCTCGGTGCTATGAATAGTCAGCGCACCGATGTTGAAGTCTCTCACTATCTGATTCGGAACCATGTTGCTCTCCTGTTTGTATTGTGCCGCTGCTGACTACGCCGCGACATGTAGGCAGTACGCCCCAGGCGCTCTATATGGCCGCCTGACAACGGTGTTCTTGGCAGCCCTGGCGACCCCTCGGAATAGAGGAGGGTCGGGGGTTTAGCCCCGACCCTCACGGATGCTGTGACTACTAACCGGGCGAACCCGGTTAATGTCGTGGCAGAGCATCCGCCCCATACGTATTGGGACGCGGTTACGGAGTGATGTTGTAACCGTGGCCGGTGGTTACATCCGTTGTACCATACATGTGAGTAAAAGACCCACGCCATACGGCCAGGATGTTAGAACGACCCTTCATCGGTTCGCGCACCAGCTCGATAGTCAGGTTGCGCCGGTCAGCGAACAACCACGTCTGCTTGGGCACGACGAGCAGAGAGGTGGTGGTCAGAGTAGTCCCGTCGTACTTGCCGGTTGCGGCCAGGTTCGTCGGTATCCAGGCTGAGGAGACAATCGGAGAACCGAAGAAGTCCCCCACTTGGCCCGTCAGGACCGTGCGGTCGCCGAGTTCCGTGTTGCGCATGAACACGACCGTCTTGTTGGTGGTGTTGTCAACGAGCGTATAAGTCTTCGCCCGCAACTTGCTGGGGATTATGACGACTACATCCTCCAGCGGCTCCAGATACTCCTGGTTCATCGCGGTAAAGATGGACAGCAGGTTATCGCCGTTGTATGTGGCCAGGTCCTTGCTCGCCGTCGTGGTGACGTTGAGGGCATAGTCGCGCAAGCCATTCCAGGCCTTGCGGCGGTCGATGGTGCTAACCACATTCGTATCCATGTGCGTAGTTGCGTCATCACCTGAGATGACAGCCTCTTCGATGGCCTCGCCCATAATCCGCGCGATGGTCTTGCGCAGTTCGGGCAGGAGGGGAACGATACTGTCTTCCTCTGCCTCTTCCGAGTAGGAAATCAGCGCGGCTAGCTTTTTTGCGGCTAGGCTACGGCTGGCCGTGGCCGGCGTAGTGCGCTCATACTCGGCGGGGGCGTCATCTTCTGCCTCCCCCTGCAGGTAGGCAGTGCCACCAGTAAGGCCGAACGGCAGCGTGAACGCATCCTTCGGCTGCTCGATACGCGGGAAGAGTGCCGTCACCACAAGCTGCTTGTGGATAGCTTCCACGAGCTCGGAGCTGTACTCAGTCGGGCACCATTCCAAGCCCTCAGCAGTGGTCGCGGTATCAATAGCCTTAGCCATGAGTGGATTGCTTTCGGTCAGTCGCCGGTAGTATTCCAACCGTGCAACTGGCACCGGATTGCCAATCTCGCCGCGAATAACGGACATGGTATAGAGGTCATCCCATACTGTCTTGAACGCCTTTTCGCTCTCATCCTGCGCAGGCTCGCGAATCGCCCGCTGAATCTCGGGCATTGACTTCATCCGGCTAACTCGGTCGTAGGCTATCCGGCTTTCGTCGGGGTCAACATCAGGACGCTGGAACTCGGCCAGCTTCTGCGACAGGTCGGCATTCTCTTTCCTGTCCTCACCAGCCTGTGTGGCGAACTCGGTTACTTGCTTCTCAAGGGCTTCGATGTCCTCGCGCGTCACACTGTCAGCGTCAACCTGGTCGGCGCGTTCTTTATCAGCAGCAGACGCCTTCATGATACTGGCGGCGTGCTCCTGCGCACCTGCGATTTCCTCGTCGGTCACTTCGGCCACAGGCTTATCAAGCGCCTCGGCAACCTTCTCTCTCAGTGCTTCGTTATCCATGTTGGATATTCGGTTTCCTTTTGATGTAGCCCTACTATAGTGCCCCTTGATATTGCATTGCTGCTATACTGCTTACGGCTTGCCAGCGAAATGCACTGGCCTCTTCTCGCGTATCTGCCAGCCGGATAGGTCTCCAACCTGCCCGTCCTCGCCTGCCGCTGTCACATCGGGCTGCAACAGTCGGTCAAGCTGCTCACGGGCTTCCGCGAGGCGTGCTATGTAATCGGCAGATAGGTCTCTGCCTTCCTTCCGCCAATGGGTAGTGATATTGCCTACTGATATGAGGCCGGTGCGGACTGCCTCAATGTCATCCTCGAAGCGTTGTTCCTCTGATAGCTCCTCTTCACCGGCCTTCCATATCGCTGCGCCGTCGTCCGCCTTCTCGGGGAATGGCTTGTCAAACTTCGCGTAATACTTCTTCGCGTGGGAAAGACAACGGGCTTTGTCAGCATCAGGGATGTCAACCCCTCCGCGCGCCCCGTGCAAAGCACCAACCGCAGCCGCTATGCCACGCCAGACTGCCGATAGCTCACCGTCAACGATGTCGGCAAAGCCCAGCTTGTACGCGCCGAGGGCTTGCTTGTCGGCGCTGTCATACCAGAGGAAGGCCTTCCGATACAACGTCCAGTCCATGTCTTCGCCATTAGCCCAGTTGCGGACACGCTTGCTGGCTCCGCGCTTATCCCAAGGGCGTTCCTCGTCTGCCAACGGGAGGTCGCCGAACGGGACTGCGCCGAGTTCAATGTCAGGGGCGATGGTCTGCTGCTCCATGTCCAGGCCGAGCGACTTCGCAAAGGCCATAGTGGCACCAGGATTAGCAGGTATCGAAACTAGAGCTGTCTCCAGCCAGTCGATTCGCCTCCAGACCTTGATGCCGTCGTCGCGGTCCTCGAAATCGGGTGTTCCGTCTGGATGCGGACCGTAGAGGGATGAATATGGGCTAAACCCTATGGAGAGGCAACGAATCACCTTGTCGCGAACTAGATTGAGCGCCTTTCCTGCTTGTTCTGTTGCATCTGTCAGATATACTTGGATACTTGTTTCCCGCTCAGTAACCCGCGCGTCGCGTGCATAGCCAATTGGTTCGTATGTATCATGTTGCCACGTCATTAGGGGGTTTGCCATGTAACGGTCAACAGTCTCTGCCATTGCCTCGCTAGCTACTATTTCGCGAGTGCGGTCCTCTTGCGGAGTGCTGCAAGTAGCCCAGAATGTCCTACTCTCCTCGTCAAATTCCTTGACCTCCATCGGCATGACATTGATACGGTCAAAGGCGTTCATGTTAGACATGTGTAGCTCCTCTTATTCCGCCCCTGAGTTCGATTGGTTGTCAGTCAAGGATGTTCGGCTCTTCGGGCTGCCTACATTAGTTTTGACAGGGCCGTCGCCCCGTCTCACCGCGCAGACTCAACATAGGCAGCCGGAAGGGCCGCGTGTTCACTCATATTCCATCGCTCGCCGTCCACTGTGCCACAGTGCGTGTATGTTCTCCCTCATTTCCTCCAAGCCTTCGTCCGTCCATTCGTAGGGGCTATCATCATCGCTTGCCATGATTTCGTCAGCGGATGGCATATTCCACGAACTCATCTCAGGAAGCATCGGGGTAACAACTGGGCCTACTGCGGCTTGTGGCAATATCACGTAAGCAGCAGATGACGTGTATTGCTTCAGTGTGCAGACCTTGAATTGTTGGGATAGCATCTCAATCACCTGTTCGCCTATTGCGTATACTCGTTCCTATTCCGCGAACGGTTCGCGCAGGGTAAATAGGCGGCGCAGGCTGATAGGCTTGCCCTTGTAATCGCCGTCTATGTTCAACCGCGTGTCCGCCTCGCTGTGATAATACCAGAAGCGCCTACCTACTCGCGCTGCAAGGAATAGGTAGCGGTGTAGCCCCCACCGAAAGTCGCCCGATAGTCCATACCGCACCCGCAAACAGGTCAACATAAATGGGCCTACGTTGACACTGAAGTTGGGCCAAGGACGCTCAATGATGAACGGTATGGTCATAGTTGTTGTTGCCGCCTGCGCACTATTGCCTATTGACGTCGGCCCGCCCCACATATCAAACCCCATTCCCTTCCCGCTCGGCCAGCCCCCGCTGATACCCTTTCTCCTCAGCCTGCTCCATGCACTTCTGGCATACATCAACTCGAAAGGAAGGCAGCGCATTCTCGTCCCCACGGGTAGAGGTTGTTTGATTGCACAACCCTGCCCCACAAGTATTGCACCAGACATCAACTACAACCGACAGGTCGGGCATCGTAGCGTGGCCTCCTCGCTCAAGCCTGCAACATTTCCCTCAGTATCGCCTTCTCGTCCTCGTGCATGTTTGCCAGGGCCTCGCCGAGCTTCCCGACAGCAGACGCCGCTCCCCGCCTGTAGCCTGCTTCGTCAGCCCGCGCCAGGCAGTGCTTGCATGTGTTGACGCGGATGGCGGGTATCTGTCTCTCGTCCCCAGGCGTACATACCGTCTGATTGCACAGGCCCGCGTTGCAGACATTACAGCAGACATTGATTTCGGTCGCCACTGTTGCTGGCATGGTTGGCCCCTCTATTCTTGGTTCCGCCCGTTGACTTCTTTACTAGGGGCCTCCCGCTCCGGCGCTCGAGGTGCCTGTCGGCAAGTTGCTCGAGAAGGTGTATTGCGCCGACTAGCTTCCTACCGCGCGGTAAACCAACGTATATATTCTCGTTAGTAAGTATCGTACGCAATTTGTTTGCCGCGAATCGCAATAGCCTTACCTCGGTAGCCTTCTGCCCAGCGAGCCGATGGCCCTCCGCAACAGTCTTGGGTTGCAGCCTGGCCTGGCCGGAGAGCTGCGCGCTAATGTAGTTCCGGGTAACATGCAGGACCTCGGCGATTGAGTTCACGCTGACGCCGCTCGCCTCGAGAAATTCCTTGAATTCTGTGTTAGTCATTTCGCCCCAGACCCCTGTGCCTACACTACCGGCAATAATACACAACGACAGTTGATAATGTTCCCCGCGCTACCTTTCGGGTCGCCGGGATGGTCGAGTGCCTGCCCTGATACTATGAACGGCTTGTCTATCAATACCGCCTGCCCATTAGCAGCAACGTGGTTATACCTATCTCCCGGCTTGAGTCCGCGCACCTTCTCATCAAGCGCGGTCAGCCACTCCTTCTTCTCTATGTCGTTCTGCCGATAGCCCTCGAGCGCACCCTTGTTGTTCGCCCCGACCGTCTCAGTCCGTGCTACCCGCTCGGCCTTATAGCGTTCGTACCCAGGCTCCATGTCGCGAATGCGGCTTGCCATTTCCGGTACGCCGACGCCTTCGTTGACCGCCTCCTGCAGCACCACGCGCAGGTCAGTGAACATAGTCTCTGGTAGCGTGGTAATCTTTAGCCGCTTCTCCCCAAGCCACTGCATTACCTCGGGTCTGCCTATGTCCCAAGCCCCGCCGCCGATGTCGGCCAAGGCACGCTGCCCACCTAGCTCCAGCCCCTCTTCAACGTGCGGCATGATCCCCGCTACCCAGCGCTCGGCCTGCTCATCGGTGAATATCTCGCGCAGGATACTGTCCGGCGTCGGCACCGTAGCCTTGAGGTGCTTGTCGTCCTCCTCGGCAAGCGCGGCCAGTACTTCGTCCAGTGCCTCGATATAGAGCGCGGCCATCGTCTTGTGGAAGCGTTCCTCTAGCAGGCGCAGGCTATTGTCAAAAGCCCTCCAGTATTCGACATGCTGCGCGCTACCAAACTCCCCGAACCTGCCCTTGTTCTCCGGCGGCGATTGCTTGATATGCCAGGGGGTTGCGGCAGCCTTAGGCGGTGTCGGCTCCTGCTGCGTTGCCTCCGGTTGCGGCACCGCACCTAGCGGCACCATGTTCATCGGCTGCCACAGCTTCTCGGCGTCGCCACCAAACGGTTCGCGGCCCGTCTCGGCACGGGCTTCATCGGGGGTCAGATAAGGCACCCCTACCGCTGGCTGCAACCGTTCCGCCTGCTCATTCCTGCCCTCCTGCAAAGCCTCCACGTCAGAGAAGTCGGGCCTCAGCTCAAGGTCATTGCCATAACGCGGCACCAACTTCTCATTCAGCCTGCCGAAGGTGTACTTGACCTCAGGCACAATACAGGACTTCCAGTAAATCTCTTCTTCCTCGTCAGCGCTGGCATAGCTGGCGTTATCAAGGATACCAACGCGGATAGGCGGCACATGGAAGGCGGCGATGATTTCCTCGCGCGTCATCTTGGCTAGCTCGATGTACTGCCCGTCACGGGAGTTCTTGCCTAGCTCCTGGTATTTGAGATTCTTGCCAGCGATAAACGTCTTGCCCGCCGCTGCATCGCCGCCATAAGTGGACTCCCACGCCGCCCGCATTTGCTCCAGCAGCTCTGGCTTTACCTCCCCTTCCGCTGAGAGCATCCCCGACGGGACTGCGCCGCGCTTGAGGAACTCATAATTGAACTTGCGCACCCTGTTGTCCAGGTTGATGGACGTTTCAATGGGCTGCACTGCGGACTGCCCGTACAGGTCATTGAGGGGATTCCAGCGGCGGAAGTGGATTACCTGATGCGGGTCGTAAGGTATTTCGTTCCGCTTGTCGCCAGGCGTTGGGTTATAGACGTACCTCTGGATGGCTTCCTTAGTCGCGACAATCCTCACGCGGTCAGGTCGCAGTGGGAAGATGGCGTCAACCCTGCTGCTTGGTGTAGCGCCGCCTACCAATAGCCAGTAGGAATCGCCAGCCAACCTGCGATAGCCGACCGTCGCCCACATCAATCCCGCCCAGTCATCATCTGCGTTGACGCGGGCAAGCAGGTCAAGCAGCGGGTGTTCCTCTACCGGCTCGCCCTTCCTGAAGAGGCCATACGGTACCGCCGCGCAGTCATTGCAGATGGCTTCGATGCAAGCAGCTACCCAGACATTGAGCTGGTAGGCCTGAAGGTAATTCTCTTGGTCTATGGCGGGGCCAGAGTCAGTGATTTTCCAGAGGCTGGCGGCGATAAAATCGGATAGGCTATCAGCAGCCTTAGCGGTGCCACCGAGGAATCGGCGCAGCCAGAACCAGTCGCGGGCCATAGGGTAACCTCAGATTACGTCAAACCAAAGCTCAGTGAACTCGCCCTGTGCCAACTGTGCGAATGCGCCTGACATGGCATCCACCTGGTCGTCATGCGCGCCGAATGGAAATAGCGCCACCTCGTCAAGGAAGTCACTTATCCACGGCCCGCTCACCAGCTTGACATTGCCATGCCACGCCTGGCTAGACACGGGATTGGCACGGACCTCTTTGCTACCAGTGCTGCGGACGCCGCAAAAGTTATACCCGTCGAGGATACGGCGGGTGTAGTGGTCTATCGTATTGACGCCACTACTGCCAGGCTCTTGCTCCATCGCAATTTCTACATCAACCCCATCGCGCTCAGCGGTCTGGCGGATAAGCGCTTCGACTTTGCCCGGCGCTGCTTGAGTACGTTTTACATCACAGATGTAGTAAGTCGCAGCATCGGTACGGTCTAGGTGACGCCCCATGAGTACGCCAGCAGTATAGTCAGGGTCCTTGCCGGGCTTGGGCTCCGTTGCCGCCAAGTCCCAGAAGCGTACTCGACGCATTTCCACAGGCGCGACATCCACTGGCGCAAACCAATCGCGCTGAAACTTGTTTCCTGTCGCCTCAATATCCCAGTCGCCCTTCTTCAACTGCTCGCGGGTAACAGGGTCAAGTTCGTCCAGCGCCTTGTTATACTCCTCAACATCAAGGTGGGGGTTGTCCTCAAGGCAGGCTGGTATGAATACGCGCTCTTGGCTACGCCCCTCGACAATGAACCGTTGTTTTACCCATTGATGTCCTTGGTCGCCTGGGTTGCTTGCTGAGCGCATACGCAACGGTACTGCTGCGCCCTCAAGTCTCCGCAGGCGAGAGAATAGGTAGCGATATTGGCTCTCACTAAACTGCGTCAATTCGTCGAAAGCAATATACTGGAAGGCCGCTGACTGATACCGAAACTTGTCCTTCTCGGCATCCAAGTAAGCAAAGCTCAAAGTAGCCCCCGAGGGGAATATCCAGGTCTTAGCCTTGTCGCTCCAGCGTGCGTCGGTTGGCCCCAGCCACTCCTGCGCCCTGTCCATCAGGGCCTCAGGCAGTATCAGGTCAGTATAGGTGCGCCGAAAGATGATGGCGGCATAGCTTGGAATATCAACGTACTGCAATGCGGCCATGAGTAAGGCGTCAGACTTGCCACCGCCTGCCGCGCCGCCGTAGAAAGCCTCGCGGCAAGTTAGCCAGAGGAATGCTTGCTGCTTAGGTGTCGGGGTGTGCGGGCAGTACTCACTCAGCCGCGGCGTCAGGTGCGCCTTCAGCTCCGGCCTCGACTGCACCAGATTCGACCAGTATTCGGAGGACTTCTCCAAGGTGTCCACTGCTTGTGTCGATGTTGCCACTGTGATTCACATCCTGCTTGCTCTTCTCCGTGCTGATGTCAAACATGCCTGCTATCGCCTTGAGGCCCTCCTGCACCTTGCCGAGTGCGCCCACCTTGGCGTTGTCATTGTCCGCGCCAGCATAGATAGCCCACGCCGCTGAGATTGTTTCCTGATAGCCACTCAGGATCTCCGCGATTTCGTCGCCAGTCTCAATGCGCTCTTTGGTCTGCTCCCGTTGATGGTCAATGTACTTCTTCGTGGTCTTCCGATGGACGCCAATGGTGCGGGAGATTTCGCTGACATTACGGACACCTCGGCACCATAATTGCCACGCCTGCTTGCGAAGGCGGTCGCGCTCTTCGTCTGTCGGATTGTAGGTCTCTGGTTTACCCATGATTGGCTACTGCCAATTCTCACTTTCCCTGCTTCTACTTCTGCTTCTCCGGCTTGTCATATGGGAACGGTTCGCCCGTGGCGTCTATGTCAGTCGCGCCACTCATATTCGCACTGAGGGCATTTGTGGAGGCCTGAAACCTGTTCGCCTGCGGTTGCTTGTGTATCCGCGTCGTCTGATGGGAACGGCCCCGGTGTGGCTGCCTGTTCAAGCAGCGCGTTTAGCTCGGCCTCGTCGAAGCTGACTGGCAGGCACTCATCCTCCTGCAACTTCACAAGTAGACCCGCAAGGACAGCATCATCATCCTCTGCGAAGTTGCTCAGGTTGTTATCATCAATCAGATACGCGGCGGCCTCAATATCCGAGCAATCCCACACGTCGCAGCGAACCGTCTCCCAACCTATGCGTTGCGCAGACTGGACTACCGCGTGGTGTGCGATAATCCGCATGGTGCTGGCCTGCACGACCACTGCGGAGCGTTGCCCATAGCGCAGGAGACTTTCGTCAAGCCGGAGGAGTTGGGATTCGGGATGATTGCGATAGTTCTGCGGCCACGGTTTCAAGTCTGCTATCGCTACATCGCGAATCTCACCCCGTGGCTTATGCTTGTCAAAGGTCAGTTTCTTCGCCATTGAACATTCTCTCGTTGCCAATCAAGCTGTCAGCCCGGCGGGCGACCCCATCAAGCTCCCCGGAACCTCTTACGGGTGTCCTCCGTGTCTAGGCTGGTGTTGTTCGTTCGCAGGAGCACCGGGCTGAGTTTTGTTCGTTATCATTGTCCGCGTTTTTCCCACCGGACAGTCATCGCCGCTCACCGTCAAGGACTATTACGGGTGGATAGTCGGGTGCGTTGGGCAGGGCTTTTACCTTGCACCCTATGCGGTGCTACTTCACCGTTTCCTAGCCCTGAAAGGTACGGTGAGGAATGGTCGCCGCTAATGGGCAATGATACTGCCGGAGCAGCCATCGCCACGCGGGTGAACCCGATTCGGCGGCGGCAATATGTTGCTTTGCATGGTGAGGGCAATTGGATTTGAACCAATGACCGGCCGCTTATGAGGCGGCTGCTCTTCCGCTAAGCTATGCCCTCGTATGGATGATTGGTCTGGGCGGTATGTTCCTAAGACATACGCTCATCTATTGAGCTACGCCCAGACCATGAATGCGCAGAAGGCCCGGCGCAAGCCAGACCCTCGCTTTCCCTTAGCCGAAGCACCGGGGTAGTTATTGCACGTCTGCGTTCGCCGCCCTGGATTGGTTACCTGGACGGGGAACGATCTCCTCCTACGCATGGCAGGGGAGGCAATGGAAATGATTCTCCTCAAAACACATAGTTTTCTAGTGTGTTGTGAGGAGAATTGTCAATCGGGGTGCGAGGCGGTGGGAGCAAGACCAACGTGGTTGCCTGTCCGGCAGCGTCTGTCCCGAAGGCAGCGCAGCCCCTAATTCTCTGCAAGTAACGGCTGGTGGCGTTGGCGGGCCTCTCGGCGTAACCAATCCCGCATTTCGTTCCGGGCGATAACTCGGCAAAGAGCAAGCGGCTTCCGCGCCCGTGCTATCTGTTCACTCCTAGCAAACACTTTCACCCGCGCCTCCTGGAGCAAGTCCTCCAAGTCCTCGGGCTGATACTCTTCGGCAATAGCGCGGCAGGCCTCTTCGGCGATGACTTTCTCATATTCCACTGGCAATTCCTTCCGCGCTTTCTCCTTCATCCGAAAGGATGACGAGCGCAGAGGCCATCTTTATGCACGCGCGGGATAAAATTCTGGAAATGGTTGACTGGTTCACCCGCAACATTCTCCCCACCTGCTCCTGGATAACCTTCTCACGATAGCACAGAAGGATAACTATCTGCCACTTTGTGGGTAGTGCGCCAATGGCTTTGTCGAGGTCAGCTTTGATACAAACCAATTCTACATAGGCCGCCTCTCCGCTTACGCCACCGCTAGATAAACCGCTATCATCAGATACGTCGAGCGTGCAGCCTAGATAACATGCCTCGGCGAGTTCTGAGTACCGATGCAACCAACCACGCACCCTTCGCTCCGCACAAGCCTGAGGGTCAAACAGGTCTCTCATCGGAAACGGGCGGCTCCAGTAGTCGTCGGAAGTTTCCACGGTGTCTCCCGTCACCCAACCAGAAATGTCTCAGCCAACCAGTAGCCAAGCACGAAGCAGGCATAGAGCAAGCAGCCGAATGTCACCGCCGCGAAGAAGAGCTTGGTGCTTATCAGGATGCAACTCCAGAGGAAGCTGCCGACGGTGCGGAGGGTCATGGATACTCGTCACTCTCGCTGACACGATTCAGCTCCTCCGTTATCGCCACCATGTCCGTCATCATCCAGTCGATACGGTCCTTGGCTAAGGCATTGGCAAGCTTGCCCATGTCGCGCAGGTTGTCCGCTTCGAGTATTCTGCTGATGCGCTTCCGGCTCATGTTGAGTAAATCAGCATAGGCAATTATCACCTTCATGCCCTCCTGCATCTCCCTAAACTTGCCCAACACATCATCCATTTCCTCGTCTGGCATCTCCATCACTCCTCCTGTTTAGCCTCAGCCGCCGCCGGTTTACCGTGTAGCGATAACCGTTCTCCGCGATCACGAGGGCATTGCTTCCCTTCACGGTATAAACTGGCTGGCTGTTTGCAGGAACTCGCGCATGGCGTGATATTCGGGGGCCAGCAACAGCCCCATGTGACTACCGGAAAGACCAGCACCAAACATAGCGCACAGGAATGCCAGAATTCCGAATATACATGGAAGCCCACCATCATCGTGCAGTGTGCGAATACACAAGACGGTCAAACAAACCCCCAGCATGATGAGAAGCAAACCCGCACCCACCCCCACCTTCCCATACAACTTGTTCTTCGCCACCAACACATCGTAGTAATCTTTCGCAGGCCCACTCAGCTTCTTCTCAAGCAAGTCGGCCAGCCCCTCGACGCCTTCCGTCAACTCCTGTGCATCAAGCGCAACCTCGTACCGCTTCGTCTCTTTGGCCTCGTCCTCCGCCATAGCCATGATCGTCAGTGCTGCCAAAGCTACGACCATCAATGCTCTCATCATCAGTCTCCTTTTCGCTGTGTACTGGCAACTATTCTCGCGCAGTTCCGGTTGCGTCCACTTGTCTCCGAGGTAGGTATAGCGGGTCATGTACAAAACCTCTTCACTTGTGCGTAACTACCTAGCTTTCTGCCGGTACCAGTTATTCAGGATTAGTGAATAGGTGAGCGTAAGCTCATTCGCCCCGCTCCTCCGCATCCCATTCGCCAGCAGCCGCCATGATTCTGTGAGCGTTGTCGTGTGCCTTATGCAGGATTCGCGCGCACTTGGCGCACAATGGTTTGCCCAAAGCCGCCGCTTCTTCTATGGAACATGCTGCTACACGAAGCAGGCTCGTGTCACAAAGTGTTACGAGATAGCTGTCGTCAAAGCTGTCGGCATGAAAGACCCTTTTATTCGGGTCGTACAGCGCGCGCAGTTCTTTCATCATTATTCACTACCCCAACCAAGCAACGTTCGCACAACCTCTGCGAGTCGATTCAGCTCGGTTACGCTCAACTTACCTGCGCACGTTGGGCAGAGGTATCCATACTCCTCATCATCGCGCACATACTGTACCCATCCATGCATCCTTGCCCAGTAAGCAACACCCTCGTCGCGCAGGGATTCCAAGTCCGTCTCTTGTTCATTCGCACAAGTGTCGCAAGAAATCCAGCATTCGGGCCGCCATTTACCCATGCTTCTCCCCCCACTCCTCACACGCCTTCCCGTCTGTAATCTCGCGGCCCTTCCTGCAAGCATACCAGCACGTAGTCCCCTCGTCAATACTGCCCGGCTTGTCGCCGATGAAGTCCCGCGCGCCTGAGGTAACGAATGAGTGCTTGCAGGTGTAGCAGGTTTGGTTGGTCATGCCTCACTACTCCCTTCGTCTGCCTGCATAATCCTTTGCCCTATCCAATACACCACATTCACCGTCACTGCATTTCCGAGTCCTCGGTATCGGGCACTGTCCATCCCACGAGGAAGCCCTGGAGCTTCTCGCACTCTGTCGGCGTCAACCTGCGGACAGACAATACCCTCGAATTGCTTGCCGCTTCGGCTTCCCGTGAGTGAACCTGCCCTTCCGCTGGTTCGGAGTTCTCCGCGTTGGTTTGCGTGGAGGCCGCAGACGAATTGATAACTGTGGCTGGCTCCGCTTCGTAAGGCTCTTGCCCTTCCGCTTCCAGCAAGTTGCCCGCTGATGTTTTCATGCCAAGCAATGAGTCCGGTGTACTCCTGTTTAGCAGGCCAACCTCGCCTTGCCCATTTAGGAGTAACTGTGTGGCTCCGTTCGGAGATGGTGTCTTCGCTATCGGCGATGAATGTTCGCTGTTGCTCCTTCCCACTGTCGCCTCCAGTGCGGCTATCAAGGCAGTGGGCAACGCCCTCCCCCGTTTTCCTGCTCGCCTCAGGATGCCAGCCGCCGCCTTCGCGCTCAAATAGAATCGCTCCGGCACGTCGCCATCCAGAATCTCCCTGAGCGAACACACCAAAGACTCGTCGCCTCCGCTGGGCCACTCCGAAGAACTGTGAGTCCAGCACCCGCCAGGCTCCGAAATACCCGATTTCGGCAAGGGCGGCAAGGACTGCGCGGAAGTCATCGCCTCCGTTGCTGCTGAGTAGTCCGGGAACATTCTCCCAAACAAGGTAGCGAGGCTTTGCTTCAGCCACCACTCGCACCAACTCGAAGAACAGGCCGCTGCGCGCTCCAGTGATTCCCGCACGGTTGCCGGCCACGGAAAGGTCTTGGCACGGAAACCATCCGCTGATGATGCCAATGTCTCTGTATTCTCGCCCGTCAAGCTCTTCGATGTTCTCATGTATTAGCACCTCCGGCCAGTGGGTTTTCAATACCCGTCGGCAGAATTTATCACACTCGCACATGGCAACGGTCTCAATTCCCGCAAGCTCGAAGCCGAGGTCGAAGCCGCCTATGCCAGTGAAGAGTGATAGGTGGGTCATCATTCCCCCGCCTCACCCGCCCACATAGCCAATACGCCATCCAGGTACACAGGCACCGTCAGGATGTCAGCGTACACCGGCAGGCCCTTGCTGCTGGCGTAACCGTGCTCCAACTTTGCACCATCCGATTCCCCCCACCTCGGCAACATCATTATCGCCCCGGAGCAGTCTAACCCACTCATGCAATTGTCAAGGTGCGCCTGGCGGGTAATGTCGGGAAAATCGCGCTCGAAGTGTGCGCTCTCTGTATGCGGGCAGAAGGTATAGTGGCCGCGCCGCATGAGTGCCGCCTTCATTAGCTTGGCTTGCAGGATGTTCTTGCAGACATCCAGATTCCGGTCGGCCTGATACGGCCCGCTGATGAAGAATCGCATGGGCATGTCACAGGTCGGTAGCCAATCAAGTTCGGCCTGCAACTGTTGCGCCGCCGCCCTGATTCGCGCCTCGTCCATATCAGCCCCGCGCCTTAGCTGCAGCACCAAGTACATCCAGCTATCCATCCGCTCATGTACGGCCTCCAGCGCATGGTCAGTCCACGGCTGCAGGTGATTCACCGCGCCATATTCAGCTTGTCCCGCGCGGAACCTTGCCAGCAGGACATCGGATAGCGCGGACAGGTCGCACTGTCCAGCTTGGTAACGGATTAGGTCAATGGTCTGGTCTGGCATATCGGGCCTCCCCTACACTGGCCGCCTCGCCGCGACCACATCAGTATCGCCTTCGAGCGAAGGTGTGTCAAGACTTTTGATACGTGCTCCGTGTTCGTCTGGCGGGCGCAGCTTCGGCGCGTCGTCCATGTACAATTCCAAGTTCCAGCCGACGCCATATTCCGGCGCAAACGAAAGGAACTGTTGACTCGGCCTCGCGCATCCCTGCATCTCACCGATACTAAACTCAGTCCCGCCCGGCCAGCTACCATTCGCAACCCATCCCGGTGCGGCGGCGGCTTGATGGTGATGTCCTAAGAACGCTCGCCGATAGACCATGCCGACCATTCGGTTGCTTCGCTGAATCGCGCGGTCAACCCCGTACCACGGGAAGCCCATATATCGCTTTGCTTCCTGTCCGTGTAGCAAGAGGTATTCGTAAGTCTTGTCTATATCGCCGAAGTCAAGCGGGCCGTGTTGTGGACCTAGTGTAAAGGCATTGAACCGCGCGGGGCTTACATTGATGTAGATACTCTCTTGTTCTTTGAGCAGTGCCTGAATCCACTGGTAGCACATGATGTCGTTGTTGTTCGTCGTGAACCGTTCCTGCCCGTGGTTGCCCCACTGAAAGAAGCAGTGCGTCGAGGTAAACTGCCGCGCCATTGCCAGGATCAGGCGGCCCATTTCCTGTGCCCCAGCCATGACTTGCTCGCGGAGCATCAAGTCAATTCGCGTCGGCTGTTTCGGAAAGATGTCCTCGCCGGTCACCCAGTCGCCGAGGCCCAGGATATAAAGATGGTCTGCTTTGTAGGCGCGGCGGAAGTCAGCAAGCGCATTGGAGAACGCTTCGAGATAACGGTCGCGGCGCTGGCGAAAGATGTCGTAGTTGTATTCGGACAGGCCCGCCGTCTCATCCCCGCGCACCCACTCGCCTACGTGAACATCGGACAATAGCGCAAAGATAGCATGGTCAACGCCGGGCCCCTTAGTGCGTTTTGGGTACTTGAGAAGCTTGATGGGGCTAACATTTGCCGCGATTGCGTCGGCAACAACAGCATTCATCTGTCGCGCCTTCTCAAGTTGTTTGCGGAGGGACTTATTCTGCCGCTGGTACATTTCAGCAACGCGGCGGGGGTCAGCCTCCACCTGCTGCGCCTCAGTTTCTTCTTCAAGCGGCTCAATTTCCTCACCGCCACTCGCCGGCTGCCAATCCACAATTCCATAGCACTCATCCTTCGACCGAATCTCGCATGTCTGCTTGAACTGGCCGGGCAAGCTGTTGGACGACTTCAACCCCAGGTGTTTCGCCATCTCGCTGAATGTGCCGCAGTACAGCCGGTAAGCCGCAGCCTCCTGTCGTGATAGGTCTCGCAACGCAGGAGCGCGCCGCCCTTGGAGTGCCGCTAGCTTATCGCCGAGTATCTGCTTACAGTGTTCGATTAGCGCCGGTTCGGTATCAATGGCAATTGCCTCCTATTGAACTATTCGGCATCTCCGAATGGTTGACCTGCTATCGCCGCCCGCTATATCAAATTGAGCTGCGTTGGATTCTCTGCTTCCCTTATCCGCTCTTCGCTCCGCTGGCACCAATGCTCCGATAGTTCAATGCCGATAAACTCTCGCCCATACTTCACCGCTGCCTCGCCAGTCGCGCCCGAACCACAGAAGCAGTCCAGCACCGTATCACCTTCCCTGCTGCTGGCGGTGACTATGTGCTCCAGCATGGCAAGCGGCTTCTCGCAAGGATGTTTGCCTGCGTAGGGCTTGACTGTCGGGAAATCCCACACGTCGGTGTACGGCACGTCGGCGGTGACGGAGAACGGGCGGCGGAGGTCTTCGTATTCGGTGCGGAGGTCTTCGTATTCGCGGGTCAGGTAGCCGCCACTGTTGCGAGAATTGAAGAGGTCGCGAAGCCACTGGTAGTTTTCAGCGGTCGGGAGCGTCCACTGCACACGGGAAAACCAATGCCCTGCCATGCCTGTGACTGTTCGGCTCCCTGTTACCTTTTGGTATTCCTCTGCGACGCGACGGGTTGACCAATCAGCCCGCGCCTTCTCCCCGTCCAGATAAGCCCTCAGCGGCTCGAACACGAACCCGCGCAACTCGTCGCACTTGGCGGCATATCCCGCTTCGCCCTTCGCCATATTGTCCGCGCCGTAGTGCTCAGCAAAGATGATTTCCTCCCACGGCGATAGGTAGGAGCGCACCATTTCCTTGTCGGTCTTGTTGTGCCAGCCAGCTTCCTTCACCCAGCGGATACGGTTCAACACCTCGAAGAACTCCGCAGTCTTGCACTCCACCCGCGCCGCCATCTTTGGGCTTGCGAACACGTACAGGCTACCGTTCGGCTTGAGTATCCGCTGCCATTCCGCGCATAGCAGGCCGAACCATTCAATGAACCCTTCGGCGCTATCCCATTGCCTGTCCCAAGGTTCGTTCTTGACGCGGTAGTAGGGAGGGTCAGTGCAGATTAGACTGACGCTATTGTCGGGAAGCGTTGGCATGACCTGCAAGCAATCGCCCTCGATTATCTGCCAGCTACTCATAACCCGTTCCCTCGCACAATGCTTGTCCTCCCGACCGGCCCCAACTTCCGGCGAGGCCGCCTCAACTCGCTATCGCGCATATCGGTATAAACGCCACGCAGGCGACAGTCTGGACAGAATGCCTTATTGCTATCAGACGAGACATACCCTGTAAATCCACAGACCTTGCAAGTATAGGTGACGCGACGCTTAGTGCGGGTCATGCTTTCCTCCGCTACAGCAAATATACCACGCGGGCCTTCTCATTGCAAGACTATTCCCCGATTCTCTCCTGTCCGTTCTAGGCGATTGCAAGGCGTCAGGCGCGGCCTAACCTTCTTCTGCTCCCGAATCGCCTGTATCGGACACCTCGCCGCCGGACTCGCTACTTGCGCTGGCCTGCGCCACCCGGCGCTTCTCGTACTCGGCAGCGGCATCCACTACGCACTTGTTCGCCGCTTGCCAGCTCTTTGCCCTCGCGCATTGGACCTCTCCGTCCGGCGTCGTGTAGCTCCACCGCCACCGCCAAGGCCCCTCTTGTACTTCCCACACGTTGCTACGCCCGCCGCTTGCGTGGTGGCCTGAGTAGCATATCGGCATGGCGGAGTCTGCTTGAGAAGGTTCTGGGCAAGCGTTGCAGGCATCTGCGGATGGATGCTCGTGTACGTCTTTCTCCCTGAGTTCCTCGAAGGCCTCGTTGACTACCCTGCTTCTCATCGCCCGCCAATCAGTCTCTATGCGCTTGCAGACTGCTGTGAGTGCCGCGCCTGCGATGTCGTGAACCCTCACCACTATGTGAAATCTCTCCTCCAACCCCGCAATCTCATCTGTGGCCGCGTTGAGTTCCTGCTGGACGGCGTTGCGCTCTTTCTCCCACTCTTTCTGCCGTTCCCGTCGCATCTCATCCAAGACCCGATAACTCTCGCTATAGGCTTGCTTCACAGCACCCAAGCGACCCTCCAGTTCCGCCACGCGCTCTTGCAGCTTCGATACCTGAGGGTCAGCGATATGGAATGTGCCGCCGCTCCAGTAGTACGGGCGCTTTGTTGCATCCGCGCAGTAGGCGAATACGTCGCAAAGGTCGCCCTGAAACTTCGGCTTCTCGGACTCATCCTCCGCCGGGCACGGGACGCCAGTCTCGGCGCAGGCGGACTGGACATTAGCAGCAGACCCCTTGGGATAGTGCATTACGGACTCGCCATTCAAGTCCTTACCATGCACCTCCTGGCATTCGCCGCAGCCGCGATAAATGTTCGTGACCTCAGTGTAATATACGAGAGAACCATCGCTGCAACGCGGAAATGCCACCACCGGCGGCTCGGCTCCCAGACAATTCCACTCAGCACCGAAGGCCTTTTCGTCGCGGGCGAGGCTGGTGACAACGGCAGGGGATTCGGCGACTGACTGATGTATGCCCGTTCGCCCATCGTGGTCGCCTCCGACTAACGAGCTCTCTGGTATTGTGCCATGAGAGCATAGCTCGCTAATGGATGTGATACGAGTAAAGTGAAACTCGGAGTTGTCGAAAACACAATGCAGCGTCACCGTCAGCTCTTGCGCGGCAAGCTCCTCGGCCTCGGCTATTAGCGCATCTATCTGCTTGGTGGATTCGGCGACAGCGGAGCTGGTTATGTCACCGTGCCCACATACCTGCACAATAGTGTGACCGACCTGACGACTATATGAGGCAATGTTGGCAACAGGGATACGCCAACTCCAGCCGCCAGTCTCACAGTGCAACACAATCTCGGCCTGCCCTGCTTTATCCTGATTCATCATTCTCGTCTCCTTCGTCAGTAATCTGCGCATTGCCCTTTGCTTCTCTCGCCCTCGTCGCATCCACTATTGCTATCCATTCGGCCTCTAGGTCCGCCATGACCGCCCCGCACTTCGGGCATACCCGCTCCGTCGTCGGCCTATCGCAACACTCAATCGGCCAGCCCGGCGTTACCACCACGCCCGTACAGGTCTGGAGTATCGGAGCGCACAGCCGCATAACCTCCAACCCCGCCTGCGCATACTCGACACTCAATGTCCTGTCGCAAAACGCCGCCATCAACTCGCGCATCATCAGGCCCATGCCGAACTCCACTACGTCACCGCTGCGACTAGCCCGCACCTCCAGCGCATCATAGTCCCGCGAGCTCGTCCAGTAGCATTTGTGGCAGAGGTGCAGGCAGCCCTCGCCGTCCGCCTTGGGCACCTCGTATTTCCAGAGCACTTGTTGGCAGTAGCAGCAGTTCTCGTTGCGGAGGTTGTGGAGCGTCCGCTGGTAGGTCTCAAGGTCTGCTTCACCTGCGGCGTAGGCAAGCGTCACGTCGCGGACTGCGGTCACGACCTCGGAGTCATCTGCCGGTGCGAGGTCGCGGATGACATCCTGCATATTGTCAGTCATTGGACTGGTTCCCTTCGCCCATCGCAAGCTGCACCGGGGCGGGCGTGGTCTCCAATGCCTCCGGTATGCGAAGCTGCGCTATCTCTTTTCCCAACCGCTTCGTTGCCAACTCGCAGTATTCCTCGCTGATTTCTATGCCGACTCCCTTTCTGCCGAGGCGGTAGCAGGCAACGAGGGTTGTGCCCGAACCGAGGAAGGGGTCGATGACTGAGCCGCCAGGCTTGCAAAGTGTTTCTACCAGCCAACCGAATAAAGGCAGTGGCTTCTCTGTTGGGTGACGGTCTGCCTTGTTTCCCACCAACGGCGTCTCGAATACGTTATGCGTTACTCCGCCACCGCCCCACCAGAGTACAGGCCCATCACTTTGCCGTCCGAATACAGCAGCCTCAACAGCACTACAGAAGTTCTTGCGCGGCTTCGGAGGTGGGTTCGCCTTGCGCCAGTACACGAGTTGCAGTGGGTTTAGCCCAGCCTTCTGAAAGATCGTCCACATAGTGCCGACCTGCTTGCCATCAGTCCAGACTACCGCCGCCCCACCAGGAGCCACAAGGCGCAGCGCGAGTTCTATAGCTTCACTTGGTAACTCAGTATCCCAATCAATGTCAAACTCGACGAATGCACCAGCTACCTTCCAAACCTTCGCTGCGTCCTCTTCGTTTGTGCCATACGGCGGGTCAGTCAGGCACAGGTCGAACCCCCGCTCCAGTTGCGGCATGATTTCCAAGCAATCACCCAAGTAAATCTCTAAGCCGAACTCTTCGCTGCGCCAGTACGGTTTCATCGCCTCTCCTCCGCACACTCCGGGCAGAAATACTCGTGGTCGCCCCTGCAATCTATCTCAGATACCCAACCGTGCTCTTCGAGCCAGGCTTTGATGACGGGCGAGGTCGCGTCCTCAATGTGAGTGTTTTCCCATGCGATACCACAGTCATCACACTCTATGCGGAGCTGGCCGTTATGTGGCGTTAGGGTCATTAGTCTCAGCCTCCAGGTCCTGCCGGTGCTCAAGCTCGGCCTCACTGTCGTTCTCTTCTGCCCGCCAATCCTCCCGCGTTATCGCTCGCCGCTGGCTTGGCGTATCTGCATCCACTGCAACGAAGATGTTCACCTCGCGCCACCTGTCGAAGATGCGCTCCATCTCCGGCACTCCGCGCAGGTCCTCCGCGCTCACATTGGTCGTGACGCACGTTGCCCGCCGGTGCGCATGGCGCAGCTCCATGACCTCCTCAAACTGCGACAGCGCGAATGGCGACCGATACTCGCGGCAGAGGTCATCTAGCAGCAGCAGGCTACATTCCGCCTCGGTAATGTCCTCAAGTAATACCAGCTCCTCTCGCGACTGTTGCGCCCTCCGGTGCAGCTTCCCAAAGAGATTCGCCGCCGTGGTGAACTTCACCGCCAGAGGACCCACTGGCAACGCCTTCGCTATTAGCGCAAGGCTGCTTGTCTTGCCGATGCCGACGCCGCCGGTCAGCACCAGGCCATGCCCTTGCGCTATGCGGGCAGGGAGTGTCTCACAGTATTCCGCCACAATCTCCCGCATGTTCCCACTCTCTGGCACCTGCTCAAGTTGCGGCGACCAGGCGTGGCGCGGGATGCCTGCCCGCTCAAAGAACCGCTCCAGTGTTGCCTGCTTTTTTGTGCTCATACTTTCACACTCCCATCTGGGTTGCGGTCTATCTCCTTGAAGTCACTTGGCGGGATCGGGCCGCGACCACCGCCTGCCGCCGCTCGCGATCCGCCGGACTGTTGAGGTTCAAACTCCAAGGCCGGTTGACTGCCAGCTTGAACTGTTTGCAAAAGAATGCCCAGGGATTCGCGTTGCCTGTCGGTTGCGGCTTTGTGACAAACGCCTTCTTCACCGCCTGCTCAATGACTTCCCATCCATCGGCCTTGAAGAGTTCCGTCAGGCCGCTGTAGCCTTTCAGGTTTCCCTTGCCCTTCGGCATGTCGCCAAGGTCAAGCATTTCCCAACACTCCCGGATGACTCTCTGCACCTCGGTTTCTTTCCGAGGCTTCTTCTCAGGAGCGGTCTCAGGAAGCGGCGGTTGTTCGGGTCCATCATCAGGTTCTTCGACTTCAGAACCCGCCGCGATAGCGGCGAGAGGTTCTTCTACCTCTGCCTCTGTGTCTGCCTCTACGTCTGAGTCTACGTCTGAGTCTACGTCTAGGGCGTTTTCGCCGGAGTAGTCCATGACAAGTCCGGGAGTAGTCCGGGACTTCGGCTCTAATGCGTCTGTAAGCCCGTAGAAGGCGGGTTGCCTGTCACAATCTTCTTCTTCCATATATTGGCGCAACTCCTGCGGAAGTCGCCAGCAAGGAGGTAAGTTATTGACGGGTTGGCCTACTCGGCCCCACTTGATGCTTTGGTGTTTGTGGAAGTTTACGATGTAGAGTAGTTGCTTCCCATTCTCACTATACGGGTAGAGAAGGCCCGCCTCTACTTGAGCATAGATACACTTCTGGACCTCGGCTTTTGTGATGTCCATTCCAGGGCAAACGCGGGCGCGATACTCCGTCGCCGACCCCGGCATAATCGCATAGACATCCACCTTCGGTAAACTCCAAGTGAAGAGAAGCGCAGCCATTGTGTTCCGCTCGGCGAGGCCGCAGAGCTTCTCGTCTGCGCCGATCTCCTCAGTTATCTTTGCCCACCTGAGCATCTACATCCTCCGGTTCGGTGCAATCAGGCTTTTCCCATAAAGAGAAGAAGTCCGTCTCCATCTCGTCACGCGCTTCCTTGCCTGCGTTACTATGAACGTAGCAGTGGCACGCACTGCATAAAACGATACCATTCTCGACTACTGCCCGAAGCTCTACGTGCGTGATATATGGCACTCGGTGATGCACCTCAAGGGCCATGTTTCGCTTAGGCCCATTGCCGCACAACTCACACTTGCCATTAGCCCTCCGTAGGCAAGCGTGCCGCCAAGATAGACACTCGCGCGTGTGCCGAAACTTGTTGATCTCGCTGCGTCGTTGCATATTGCCAGCCTCCAAAGACGACAAGGCCCACTGCGAAATCGCACACCCGGCAAAGAGTGAAGGCGTTTTCTGGTGCAGTGGGCCTATATGGTTTGTGGGACATGCAAAAAGCCTTCCTTCTTCGCCGGTATGCTCAGTCTATCACGCCGGGCCGCCGAAGTCAAGCCCCTTCTTCACCTTCCCACAACAAGCAACACTCGTCGCGCCCTGGTAGCTGCCGCTTCTTCGTCGAGCAATCGCGCCGCAATCTGCTTCGCTGCCGCCCATCGGCACTTCACTGTCCGCTCTAGGAGCCACAGCCGAGCGCAGGCCTTGAGTTGGGGCACCGGCGGCTCCGTGCTTTTCCAGTGGGATAGCCATGCTGTAGCCTCCTCCCAAAGCATTTCCATGAGTCGGCCAGCAACCTCCTGTTGACCTATCGGCGGTCGGCACTCACAGATGCTCTGCGAGAACGCAGTCCCTACTGGGCGCGTCCATCCTCGCAGTAATTCCTCAGCAGCGTCTATCGCCTTCATCCCGCCACTCCCTTTCTCAATCTCCGCAGCATCTCGCGGCTCGTCACTTTACACACATCTGGGTCTGCCATTAGCCGCGCCTTCGGGTTCGCCCATGCGTCATAGTGCGGGTGCTTCGCGTCGGCCTGAAACCACTTGCGCTTGAGGCCCACCTGCCGTGCCTTGGTGTGGAGTTCCTCTTCATCGGTTGACATCAGGTGGGTTCCGTCGAAGAAGAGCATCCCGCCCCTCCCTTTCGCTCAAGCTCCGCGTCTTCAATCCGTGTCACAACACTTGACTTGCCCGCAAACGCCTCAATGCTTTCGAGTAGTCTGTTGTCTAACGAACCGCCCTCTCGCACATACTCAATCACGTATAAGCCTCCCTCGTCGCCGAATATCATGATGTGGAAATGAACGCCCCTGAGGTAGTCGAGCACTTGCCAGTGATTGCGGTTCAACTGGGTAAGCCCGAAGCCCTTTGGCCGTCCTCTCCGATGGCACAAGTAACCGAACCATTGCCAACCAGAAGCAAGCTGTCGGCACTTAGCCTTCGGCATGATGCGGAACCGGCGCATGATCTGCGACTCAGTCATGTTTTCACATTCTCCTTCGCGGCCTCAAGCTCCGCGTGTTTACGTTCTACATCGGCTATGGCGTCGGCAGCTAATCGGTATGGTTTCCATGTGGCCATGCGCGACGTGATGGGCGCATACTGCCAGCAACGATACTCCCAAGGTCGCCCGCGCAGGTTTTCGACAAAAGCCCAGGCATAGCGGCCATCTGCGTCAGCGGGAAATCGCTTCATCCATCCACGCGGCACACGCTCCCATCCCTCAGGTAGCGGCTTCATTTCTTCGCGCCATCCTCTCCCGCAGCATCATCAATACACCGCAGGTCAAGTATGTTGCCCATTCCCAACCTGTCTGTCATAGTCGGCTCCTGCAAGTACACCCAGAAGCTGAAGCCTCCATCCTCGTTTATCTCTCCACTGGGTGCAATCCAGCCAAAGCCGATTTGCTCCTCGCCGCGCCACACATCCACATCAAGTTCGCGTTGGGCTGCTGCGTATTCGCGGTCGCCTGTGGTAAGCGCACATAGCTCAACAGCGTCAAAGTCATCATCGGTGTAGTGCTCAGGCGATTCGCAATCGGCCCTTGCGATATTCACTATCTGGCCACACAGGAGTATTGTGTTACTCATCCAGCCACTCCCTTTCGCGCGGCCTCAAGCTCCGCTTCGGTAATCTGCCACAACCCCTGCCGACCGCGCATAGGTATCGGTTCGTCGAAGGACTGCGGGTTCTCCAGTAGCCAGTGCCACATGCCCCCAGCAAGTTCGGCCCACTCGCTGTCGCTCGGCCAGATACATCCCACAAGTTCAACCTGGCCGATGATTGCGCCGCGCCACGCCTTCGCATGACAAAGGGTCTGAATCAATCGGAGGTCCCATTTCCTTGTGTCGTTATTGGCATACTCTAACAACTTGTCGAAGCCATCAGTGCTCCACTGCTTGCCCGCATGTATCAGCAATGGACCTCTGTAGTGTATCCTTCGAGAACGATTCTCCACGTCCTTGATACCGTGGATTATCAGACTTGCAAAGGGTTGGTGGACAGTCAGGCACTTATGAATCATCCCGCACCATCCTCTCCGACGCCCGCCGCCGCGAGGTCCCCGTAGTACAGTTGCGCGGCCTCGCGACGAAGGGTCAACAGTTTTGCCTCCGTGTTCTCGTGCAAGGCGTCACACATGAGCGCGGTACTTCTCACTGTTATGCCAGGTACGGTTTCGAGACGTTTCGCGTTCCACCAATACTCGCCGACAAACCCATCCTTGCGTTTGTACACACGAGCCCAGGGGCAGCAATGGCATTCGCCGAAACGCCTCTCCCAGTAACCACTTCCATCATCCTCAAGCTGGTGGAATACCCACCCTTCCGGCAGCTTCTCAAGATTAGTCATATTCAATCCCCTTTCAGTGTTGCGCGACAGGATGTAAACAATTCCGATGACTGAGAAGCTAGTGTCTCCCCTTGCGTTTGAGGTTCCTGCTTCATCAGACCTAACAACTGTATCGGCCCTCCACAGGCTTCGGATTCGGCGGGACACCCGCCTATCTGTTGCAAACCTCTGTTCAATATGTTTCGAGCCGCGTTTACGTCACGGCCAATGCTTAGTCCGCACTCAGGACAGTCATGGACTCTGTCCCACAGGCGCTTCGGTACAATCGCCCAGCACTGCGAACAGGCCTGGGTAGTCCCTCGCGCAGGCACTCTCACTAACTGCGCACCTAGTTCTTCGCACTTATACTCAAGCATCTCGACGAGCTTGCTCCAGCCCGCGTCGGCAATGCTCTTGTGCAGGCCCTTCTCCCGTTGCCCTCCGCCAGCTTCCTTCTGCAATAGGTCGCCAGCTATTCTGTCCTCTACGGCTATCAGGTCATACTGCTCGACGAGTTGACGGGACAGCGTGTGCAGAAAGGCCTCCCGCGCATTCGCCACATCATGCTCGGCACGTGCTACTTTCAGCGCCGCCTTTTTCCGGTTTGCCGAACCCTTCTTTGCCCTTGCCAGCCGACGCGCCAGTTTCGTCCGCTTCTTCTGCGCATTCCGATAGTATTGCGGTGGCTTCACTTCTTCGCCTTCCGAGGTGGTAATCAACGACGAGCAGCCTACGTCGATGCCAATACAACGCAACGGCTCCACTATGGGCGGTGCCGGTATCCCGTTGTCGCCTGCCAAGGCAACATACCATTTCCCGGCAACGCGCCGGACAGAGAGGGCCTTCACGTCGAGGTTGGGCGGCACTTTTGGACGGGCGTTGATCAAGCCAATTTTAGGCACATTGACCTTGCCGTCGCGCCACTGCTCCACATCGCCCGCGTCGCGCGATATGAGATTCGGGGTATCGCGCTTTGGCCTTGGATACCCAGGCCGCTCGCCGTTCTTACAGCGCCGGAAGAATGCCTGGAAAGCAACGTCGAGGTTCTTCAGTACGCCTCGCGCAAAGACACTCGGCACAGCCCTCAATTCAGGATATTGTTTGCGGGACTTCGCTAACTGTGCGCATTGATCAATGTAGGATATTGACCACTTCTTCTTGATGGCGGAGGCGTCTTCATTTGGCTTCTCATCCAACTCCCGCTTGCAACCCTCCCACGCCTGCTCGCGGTCAAGCAGTGAGTAGTTCCAGAGGCGGCGGCAGATTTCCATCCATGCCAACAACTGAGCTTCCTGCGCCTTCGTCGGATATAGGCGATACTTCTGGGCGCGTATCATCACAAGCTCCAGAATCAGATAGCCCGCCCACTTTCGATTGCGCTTCGTCCGCAGAGACGCAGTGCCTTCGATAGATGGACGGGCTATAATGAGTCGCACAAAAAGCACTGCTGACTCTGCGGATACTCTGATTATAGAGGTTGCTGGCACTGGAGTCAAGGCCTTTCTACGGGAGTTTGTTCTGGCGGTATGCTTCTTCGATGACTTGCTCGTGCCGTGAATGCGCTTGCCATATCCGACCGTGCTTCTGCGTCCGGTGCATGTATCCAATGGAGCGGCCTGGCAGCCAGTCGTGATAGCGGCGAGGGTAAAACACCCTCTTCGCTACAGCGTATCCGCGCAAGCCCCACTCGTAGTAACCATGCCACTCTTTGCAGTGAGCGCGAATGTTCGCCTTCGGGTCTGTGCTGCCACCTGGACGATCCGTAGGCCCCGCGCATCCATTCGTCGCCCTGTAGTGACATCGCAGGCCGATACCTGCCGCGCAATACGCCAATCCCATTTGCCAGTCTGCGCCCATGCCGAGTCGCTCGTATTCACTCACAAAGAATTCGCAGAATGGCAGAAATCCGCTGCTTGGATAAAGTTCCCGTACAATCAGCCGACACTTAGCGACGCGCAACGCATGGACTGAGACCATCGGCCCCGCCTCGCTCACCCTCTGCGCCCTCGGCTCCGGCATGGCGGGTAGTTCCTGCGGCTCCGCCTGCGTGTGCAGGCATACAAGCCAGACTATTGCGGCGGCGACGAGGACCCAGAACAAGCCTCTGTACGGGTTGCGGTCAGGTATCATCGCGGGCCTCCTCCTCCGCCTGCTCGCAACAGTCTGCTGCCCGTTCTTCGCCACCGTCGAGCTTGCCACAGATGTCGCAACGCCATGCCCATCCGGGGCTGACGGTGCGGGCATGGCAGACAGGACAGGTATCAGACACGCCCTCAGAGTTTGCCAGACAGTTGGAACAGTGCGCAAACGGAACGTAGCTACTTGGCATTGTTCTCCTCCTCCGCCTGAAAGAACTCGCGGGCCTGCTGGAGCCATGCCTTTGTCTCTGGAGCCGTTGCCAAGTCGTCCATGTGCTTGATAGTTCTTTGGATTGTAGTGAAGTTCTGCGGTGCCCAGTTAGCCACGTCAGTCAAGCTGTCGAGGTCATAGAGTTGGACGAGCACAGTCGCACCAAATCGGAAGCACTCAAAGTGCTCTATGTCTTCGAGCAACAGGTGGGCAGCAAGCCTCGCCGCAATCTCCAGCGCGCGCCGCTCCCTGTCTGGACTGAGCTTCTCGGTCTGCTCAATAAGCTCTCCGATGCGGCTGAAAACAGGCCCCCAGTGGATGTGGTACTGGCTGTCGCCAAACTCCACGCGCAAATCGGCAGCGTACTTTTCAATACTCGCCTTGACACGTTGGAGACTGCTCGGCGTCTCGACCACCGCCTCGGTTATCGGCTGCTTCGCCCTCTCGACCATTCTCTACAGGCCTCCCTTCAGAACATAGCCGAGAACACCTGCAAGCAACGCAGCAGCGATTACCGCAACGCAGCCCCATCCGCTCGGCCATTCGTCGTATTCCCGCTTTCCCATTTCAGTCCCTCCCGAAGAATCTGCGCCTCGTCTGTTGTCACTCATCGCAATCTCCCTTCGCATCGGCTATCAGTGCGGCTATCTTTCCAAGCATCTCCTCAACGATCCCATGACACCCACATTTCACAGAAACAAGTGTACCACCGCGACCATATAACCACCGATAATTCAATAGTTCGCTAATGCGGATATGCCACTCGCTGCCATCAGATTGATGATGCAACACAATCTCCGGCTCCGGCTTGTCCCGCGCGGGCTTTACCACGAGGCCCGTGCCGAGACAGTAGGGGCACTGAGCAACAACACCAGGTGCAACAGTGTGAAAGAAACCGCTGCCTTTGCCATAGCACCGAGGGCACTCCTCCGTCTCCCGCCAGTCTGCCCGCGCGTCGAGTTGCGCTTGCAGGGCGGCGCGGGTCTCACGAGCCTCATTGCGCTCTTGGCGCAGTTCGCGCACACGGACATCTAGCCCGTCGCGCTGATTTCGCATCCTAATCCAGTCGGCGGATTCCTCCTCTGCACGGACGCGGCTTTCGGTCTCTAGTTTCGCCACGCGCTTGGCATTCTCATCCGAGGCCGCGTTGACCTCATTCTGCAGGTTCTTGATGGTGCGTACCTGAGCGGCATTCTGTTGCTCCAGTTCCGCGACGCGCTCCCGCAGCAGTACCGATTCCCGCCGCTCCTGCCAGACATCTGCGCCTAGTTGGGTTATCTGTTGCTTGAGTTTCGCCACGCGCGCCTCAGTGTTTGTCGAGCGCCCAGTCAGGTTTGCGACCTGTGCCTGCAATTTCCCAACCTCACCATCCTCTACGCCGCAAGCTACGCAACGCCCTTGATGCCACGGGCCACGGTCGGGCTTCTCCGGCTCCTCCTCCGGGCACGGCACGCCCGCAGCAGCGCAGTCGGCGCGGACTTCCTCACAGGCGCAATCTGTACGCATTCTGCCTTCGCGATTCTCGCAAGAAGGCCTGTTGCCCACAACTGCGCAGCCACGGCCATCAGGCGACAAGTGAGTAATCTTGCTGAACGTCCAACTATCCATGTCTCGGCGTAGCACCACCACCGGCGGCTCCGCACCCTCGCAATCCCAGGTCGGGCCGAATGCGTCGGGGTCACGGGCGAGGCGGGTGACCTCAGCGGCGGATTCGGTGACGGGTTGAGGACCACTACGGTCATTCCATGCGCCGCCGGGATAGCGCCATGAGCCTATGATGTCTGGAGTGACATTCCCGTCAATGTTTTCGATAGAGCGATATTCATACCCTTGTCCAGACGCGCCGTGCAGCGTCACCGTCGGCTCCAACCTCGGCACCGCACCCTCGCAGTCCCAATCGGCGCCCCAAGCATCACGCGCAAGCTCGGTGATTTCGGCAACGGTCTGGCAGACGAGCGTACCGTCATCTGGCTTTCTCGTCTCCCCGTAAACACAACGCCCCATCACTATGCGCCCGGTGTGACCACTCTTGATGCTGATAATACTGTAGAACACTCGCTTTGCATGAGTATAGGGGTCATGCAGCGTCACCGTCTTCGGCTCCGGCGCGGGGGTGGCGTCAGCTATCCGAGCATTGACCACACCAACAGGCATGTTGAGATTCTGCCACGACGTTGTCTCGACGAAGCGCACCTGCGCTCGCCAAGGCGAAGGCGGCGCAAGTCTCACCTCCGCAATTCTCTCGACTGGCACCTGTACGACTTGCCCTGTAAGAAGCTCCAGTGTTACCTCATTCTCATTGCCCATCATCGCTCACTCCTCGTCCTTCGGATTGTCGCGCGTGTCGAAGTTCCCGTCCACGCGCAGGTACTCCTCCACCAGTTTCACCTTCATGCGCTCTTGGTAATCTTCATTGGCGCGGATGGCGGCACAGACCATTTCATCGAAGAGTTCTGGGATACGACCACTATTCGCGAGTTCCATGACAGCCATTATATCCCCGCTCCTGCCGTCCCGATACGACTCTTCGACGATCCGCAGATAGAACACGTAGAGACTTCGCTGGTTGTAGCATTCGTCAAAGACTTCCAGCATCTCCACGGCACCGATGCCAAGCCCGTCGCAGAGGTCGGCCAAGTCCATCTCAGCCAGCTTGCCCTCCACGTTGTCATTCGCGTAGTCCATCGCGCGGTTGCCCTTGTCGTCATCAGGATCGCCGGGATGTCTCATGTCACCTGCTTTCCTTCGCGCGCTTTTCCTGCTTGCGCTGGTATCGCTCGACAGATTCGGCAGTCAGGAAAACTGTTCTTTTTTCTTCACCGAGCCCGATAATGTCATCGGGCACATAGCGTTCAAGAACGGGGCCGCTAGTCTCGAAATCATGCTGCCGCGAAAGTACGCTCATTTGCGGTTGGCTCAGTTTCAATAACTTGCGAGCAGCCTTCAACGTATACGCATTCGGCTTTGTTGCGGTCATCATTCAGCCTCCTCAATTTGTTCTGTAACTGCCCGTTTGCCCCATGTGTCATTAGGTACTACCGGCTCCAGCAGTGTCACCACATCCTGCAACGCCTCCGATGCAACCTCGCTATCAGCGTCGCCGAACGGGTTATCTGGGTCAGGTTCGCCCGCATCTGCTATTTCCCAAAACGCCTTACCCAACTTCTTCTCATCGAAGGCAATGAAATCCCACGGTTGCAGCCCCGCCTTTTCCAGCATAGCAAAGAGCTTCTCACTGTCCTTCGCTCGGAACCTGTGCTTGCCCTCTTGATACCATACCGGAGCTTGATAGTCATGCCAGCTACCGCCGCGCTCAAAGCCACCGTGTTCCTTCACCCAAGCCTGCACAAGGGCCGTCAGGTCGTTCGCGAGTGTTCTATGGGCTTCCGCCTTACCCATGAGTTCTCCGGCCTCCTGTGCGCTTGTGGGCGCACTGAATGACAGGTCTGTGATAGCTGGGCAGTCGGTTTTGTAAGCACACCACCTGCACGCATTCTCCGACGGAGTAGCGGGATAGGATTCGGCGTTCAATGCTTCATTTGCCAGCATGACAATCTCGTCGCGGGTAGAGGTGTGTGGGCCATATGGGAGTATCCACGCCTGGGCCTCTCCGGTTGCGACAAGCCACCTGCACACCTCAATTTCTTGTATGCGCTCGCCGGTCTCTGGATTGCGGAAGGCCTCCTGCGCGGCCCACGCATAGTAGCGTAACTGAAGGGGAGGTTGGTCAGGGAAGTCACGGATGCGCGGGGTCTTGTAGTCAGTAATGACTAGCCTCTCGTTGTGCGGGTCGAGTTCCAGGCAGTCAATGCGGCCAACGAAGTCCAGCGAGCCCTCAGGAAGCGGGACGCGGAAGCTCACCTCGGACGCACCGACTCGATAGGCCCAGTCAAATCTCCAACTATCGCAGAACGTCTCGGCTAAGGCCAGAAGCTCAGGGCAGTCATACGTCCTTGCAATAGCGAGGCCTTCTGAGCGGGCGGAGGGAACGTCAAGGTCAGCGCATATCTTTGTGTACGATTCTGCCCATTCGTGGAATCTGCTGCCGATGTTGTCGGCGAGTCTCGCGGCGGGCTTCACCACGGACTGAAGGTAGCGGAAATGGAAGTGCGCTGGACACTCTCTCCACGTCTTGAGCGAGGAATATGATAAGTGGTCAAGGGAAATCGGCTTCTTCGCGGCCACTCGGAGGCCTCCTCAGTCTTGATAGGCGGCAAGCCTTGCGCAGGCTGCCACTTCTTCTTCGCTCACTGGCGGCAGATTGTGAATCCGCCGCTGGAATGTATCCCAGGGTTTGCCAGTCGCGGGCGCAACTTCGTCAAGTGGCTTGAAAGGAACGCGGTAGTCAATGCCCTCGTTGCTATCCTTGTATTCCACTAAGCCGCCGAAGAAATCCGCGAGCCGTTGAAACAAGGCAATCCAACGTGGAAACGAACGCTGGCGCAGACAACGGTTGCCGTCGTCATCATTCTCGAAGTGATACCAAACACTCAGAACAGGAACATCAAAGAGCGACGGATTCTCCACGACTATCTGCGCAAGTTCCGCAATAGTCGAAGGCTTGTATGAGACGCCCTGCACATTGCTGAAAACCGCGTCGGAACCTCCAAGTGGCTTTAGCTCTGATTCGCAGCCGCAGAGTTTCCCGACTACATCCGCTACGTGAATGATTTTGCTATACGGCGGTAGCTGTACTGTCGCGTCAACTCCCATTATCATCGCCCTCCTCAAAGTCCATCTGTTCCGTCGCCTCAAAGATAGCGGGAAACGGTTCGGTCAACTCGCGCTCCTGTGCCCTGTTGTGCAAGCCGCGAATCACCTGCCATGCGAGGTCATTGTCCTCCGTGAGCGCGGCGGGCTTGGGCAAGTTGCCCGACTCAATCTGCGCGGCCTTCATTGCTTCGATGATATGCTCGTTCGTCCAATCGCTCGTACCAGTCAGGTCTTTCATGCGCGCAATGATAGTGTCGCCGTCTGGCATACTCTCGTCGGCAGGCCGCAATATGTCTCGTGGCTTGTCGGGTTTATCCGGTTCCGGCGCGGCTTCTATCTCGTCCTCAAACTCAGCATCTATGATGTCCTCGTTTTCCCCTTGGGTTGATGCTTCTCCTGTTGCGCCAGTTGCTACCTCTGCCGCGCCGGAACCGATACGCTCTATCGCCTCCTCCCATGCGTCTGTGCGGGTACACTCTACGATCATCGCGTCTATCTGCGATTGAGCTATGCCCGCCTTCTCTGCCGCGTCTCGCAACTCCATTTCCCATACCGCGACTGACTTGCCTTCGCCGGTCGCAGGAGCATCTGGATGAAACTCGTCGTCGAAGCCCGCCTCCTTGCTATACTCAGTCAGGCCCGCCGACAATTGCTGCACCTGTTTGGTGATAAGCAGCCGCCGCCGCTTGTCATCCGCAACCGCGTCAAGCATCTGCTCAATGGTGCCGTCGGCTTCGAGCGTTGCGTAAGGCACAAAGACATTCTGCCCATCCGGTGTCTTGGTGCCGCGCTCGCCGCGCACTAGCCAGAATGGCAAGCCCGCAAGCGTTCCATCCGTTTCGTGCAGGAAGTGATTCATCCAGTAGTGCAGCTCCTGCCAACTCTTGAGACTGGAGGTGCGGAAGGCCGCGATAGGACAGCCGCCTTGGATGAACCCACGAAGCCGCACAGTCAGTATCGCTTGCACCTTGCAAGTCCTGTCCGCAATATACGGGCAGGTGTGCCAGTCACAAACAGCAGGCTTCGCCTCTGCGATTGTCTTGCCTGATTGGTCATAGTCCTGCCAGACTGCCTCGCCGACATAATACTGGCGCGGCAGATTGCCAAGTTCGTCGCGCAAGGCCTCGGCGTCTGGTAGCTTCTGTGCGGTATATTCCCCTGGCGTCTTCTCCCGCCAGTCCTCGCACACACAGATACGCCGCCCGCCCGCGCCGAACTTTGCATAGGCTCCATACAGGTTCGATTCGGGCCGGTCGAATATCAGGTACACCGGCACTCGCTGAGGCTTTGCCGCACCTGCAACACCGCGCTCCTTCAGATACTCGACGAGGGCCTCCTGCAATTCTGGTACCACATCATAGACGATTCGATTGCGCCCACTGAGCTTGACCATTTCCCGCCTGCGTTTCGTGATACGAATATGGTCGCCCTTGCGCGGGATACCCTTCTCATCCATTTCGCCAAAGCTGATTCGCAGGGCTTGCTCTGGTCGCCACTGTCCGGGCGGCCTTGTGGCTGTCTGCTCAGTTGTCATCGCCCACCTCCAGTACGGCATCATTGAAACTATCGCGCAATGCCCGCACCCACTGCGTCCGTTCGTTGGCGCGTTGGACTTCCTTAGTATGATGCTCCGTGTGATACTCGATGTCCCGTCGCGCCTTGTCCGCCTCCTGCCGATGGTAGGTGGAGCCGTGAAGCATTGTCGGCCTGTGAGGATCGCCGCAGTCGAATTCAATGCTCTTCTCTAGTTGCTCGGCCATGAGTTCCTTGAGGCCATCATGGTCAGGTGTCGGCGGCGTCCAATCCTTTACCTGAATGAGCATCAGGCCATAGTCTTGGCGGCGACGTTGGTTCTCCAAAACCCACTTCTCGTACCGTTCCACATCGGCCCTATGGTTGCTTCGCGCCTCGGCATCAGCGCGACTGTAGTCCCACGCCTCAACATCTGCCAATCGCGCCTGCGCCTCCTTCAGCCCCTTGACATGATAGTCCGAGGGCTTGAACTCCTCAGGAATTGGTGCGCCCGTCGGTTCGTCGCGCATGGTTACCAACGCCCCGAAGGCGCGAGCGCATGTCCATACGAAATCCTCGAAGCTCACGTCTTTCCCATCATAGATGTCACCCGTGTATCCAGTTGGCATAGTCAACTCCCCTCTCTTATTTCCAACGCGGCCTTCACAATCCGCCGCGCCTCCGCCGACGGTATGAGCATCAAGCCACTCGCGGCATCATACATTTCGTTTTCGCGCACGAACGTCGTGTTGATACCCTGTGCAGCAAGCCACGCGCCGAGCGTCACTTCGCTTGTACCCAGTGCGTCGGCGGTCGCCTTCAGCGTTTCACAATGCGCCACGGTTGCGACGAGAATATCCCGCAGCGGCAACCCTCCGAAGCGGGCGCAGACTGCTCGTTGTAGCGCATACCTCTTATCCTCTGCTAAGTCCATGACTACCAACCCCTCTCGTTTCTGTTGCATCATTATATCCGTACCGATGGTTTCGTGTCAAGGATTATTTCGATACCGCTTGTGTGATTCCTCTGCGTGGTCATCGCTGGCCCGCGCTACCCAGACTAATCCGGCCAGCAGGAGTAGCCCGATTGCGAGGCAAAGAAGAAGGCCGATGAGTTGCCAGCTATTCATTGGATGTCTCCTCTGCAATTCGTTGCTCAACATGCCCCGCGCCCTCTGGGTCACTGCGCGGGAATGGTTCCTCTATCGGCACATCCACCCTCGCGCTGATAGCACTCGCCCGCTTGACTGGTTCTATCGCCGGCCACCTGCCAAAGAGCCAAGCCCAGAACCCGCGCGGCCCGTAGAGCAGACGCGGAAGCGAGTAGCCAAATACGATAGCCATGTCCTCCACAACCCGCACCTTCGGGTCTATCAGGTCGCGCTCCAACTTACTGATGGTCGCGACGCTGAGGCCGACGATCTTGCCAAGGTCCTTCTGGGTCAAGCATCTGTCCTCTCGCGCCTGTTTGATACGGTCGCCTATGGTCATGTTGATTCCTCCCGCGCGTTGGTGAGCCGCGCCCCTCGGATATTATGCGTACCTATTCTCTAGGCCCTGTTGCACAATCCACACCGCGCACATGCGCCCGCCATACCTCAGGGGAGACTTGGTTTGTGCCCGCATCATTTTCATGCTCGGCAACAGTGCAGGTCACACACTTTCGCGTACCATCGTATTCAATATCATAAGCAACGCCATCAACAATTCCGTCCGTTAGGGCGGCAATTATCTTACTGTGCCACCTGCCCGTTACTATGTTGACCTCAATCGTACCGTTACCCGTAGTCTTGTTGAGTGCCCCGTCATCTGCCCGCGCCATCAATAGTGGTCGCCAGCCCGCATCATCTCCATACGGGGCAGTACAGACAAGCTCTATACTAATCCAGAAGTGCTTGCCTGCGATTTGTAGTCGCGCAACAGGAGAGCCGCCGGGGTGCGCCATCTCATGGGCTGCAATCCATGTCTGCTTTGGCGTCGCGCCGAGCACCTTGCGATATGCCTCAGACCGCTGGGTGCAGCAGTTGAAGGTTGCCACATCTGGCGGAACAATCCTAGCCCGCTTTAGTAGCTCGTATTTACGAATTGCCTCCTGTGCCTTCGTTAGCCTATCCTGTTCTATTAGCTCGCGTTCCTGAATTATCTCCTGTGCCTTCGTTGGCTTTGTTGGCAATGCGTCACCAGCATACGCATGACACATCCTTCTCCATTCTCCCGCCGGGCTTCTCCGCATCATAATTCCTCCCGCTTCTCTATGAACCGCTGTATCTCCGAAATGTGAAACCTGCGCTTGCCGCCAGGACCTCGGAAACACTCCAGCCGCCCGCGTTCTACATATCGGCGCACGGTAGCTGGACAGACGCCGAGTAACTCTGCCGCCTCGCTCATCCACACTACGCGGTCAAGCATCCGCGCCTTGAACGCTTCGCGCGCCTCGCTGAGGGTCACTCTGGCACCTCTGCTTTCTCAGCCTCGCTCTTCGGCTCCTCCGTGCTCGCCACCTGCACATCATCATCCGTCAACCCTTCCCACCACTTAGTCTTGCAGACGGGGCAGGTCAGGCGGCGCAGGTAAAGGAAGCCGGCTTTCTCGACACGTTCCCTCCGAAAGTTGTGGCAGTAGCACTTGCGATTCCAGCAGTGTTGCATGTCAGTCCTCCTCTTCTGAGTTATCGCCCGGCAGCCGAGACCATCCACTGCCGCCCAACTCGCCCATTGTCTCGCTGCCGCCAATCTGAATCTCCTCGACTGTGACAGATTCGTGCTCTTCGCCGAGCGAGACTTGGATAGGTTGCGGCAGTAGGATTCTCAGTACAACATCAGGCGGCATGATAGATGCGAGACTGCGACACCTCCCTTGCGCATCGTATGTTTCCGCGCATTCGCCAACACCCAAGATATGGCCTGTCTGTATGTACCTAATCATGATTCTTCCTCCTATTCTTCAGAGTGTGCTACTATCTCCCGAACCATCTGCGCCAAAGTACCGGCCCTAGCACGAACGCCATGAGACCTGCAATCAGGCCGAGTGTGTTCATACCCGTTCGCCCTTTCCCGTAGTGTCATTGACGCGGCTCACACACTGGCCGGGGTAAGTCACCTTAGCCATCAGGCCGTACCTCTCAGCAAACCACACCTCGCCAGTCACGGTATTCAAGATAACTGCCTCAGTATCCGTTGTTGCTAGCTGGTATCTGCCCACTTCGTTGTCCATGTCCGTCTCCCCTTTGCCCGTTGTGGTTGCCCGTATTAGTGTTCCCGTTCTCTCGCTCTTTCCTCGGCCCTGTCCTGCTCGCCCCAGTCCTCCGTCTCGCCCGCGCGGTGCTTCTCTTGGAGCTTCTCGGACATGCGCTGCTGGTAGGTCTCGTTGGCGCGGATGGCGGCGGCAATGTGTTGCTGGAATGCTACTGATAGTTCTAGCCGCCAATCACACACAAAGTTCTCCATTTCGAACAGTAGGTCAGAGTCGCTGATGTCAAGTTCCTCGCAGAGTTCAACCAAGTCCATCTCGGCCAGCTTCGCCTCCACGTTGTCGGTAGCGTAGTCCAAAGCCCTGTTGCCTGCGTCGTCGTGCGGGTCATTAGTGCCGGTCATTTCGAGGCCTCCCTTTTTGCTGCCGTCAACATTGCGGCCCTCGCCTCCAGCCGTTCTTTTCCGCCGCCTTCTACATAGCGCCGGTAAGCGCGTTCGTCCTCTAATCTCTCGCCACGCTCCGCACCTTCGTTTTCCTTCTTCTTCTTCTCCGCATCCAACCGTTCTTTCCATTGCCGATACCAAGCATCTGCGCACTTGCAGGCCATGTTGAGGGACCGATACCCCTCGTTGCCGCCAAATGCGCGGACCTTATGCCCATTCTCTGATATGGCAATCCATGCGTAGCGACCAATGCCTCGACCTGTCACGAGCAACACCGTATAGTGCTCGAAGCGTCGCCAACAAATCTCCCCGCTGTCGGTAGTAACCTCGTGCCAAGATGTCATGTTCCGCCCTCCCTAAGCGTCTCCAACAGCTTATCAGTCGCTTCCCGCAACTGCTCTGCAGCTTCCGTCGCCTCTGCTATCTTGACAACAAGCCTCGCATCCATTTCCTCGAGGCGCTCAATGTCCTGAGCGTACTTGAGGTTGCCGAGAAACCAGTGCCGCACTCGTTGTTGCCAGGTCATCTCATCCCTCCTCCAATCTAAGCAACTCGTCTATCCGCGCTGCCTTCTCCAGCAGGTCCGGTGCAAGCGCGTCCATCCCGTCCCGCACCTGCCGCAGGATAGTCCCGCTCACCTGCGCCCCTTGCTCCAGCGCGGTCAGTATATCTCCCGTAGTCTGCGCCGCCCTCTCTGCCTGCTGCTGCCATTCTTGCAGGTCGAGTATCACACGGTCGCGCAGGTTCTGCTTGTGTTGCTCGGCCTCCTGTGCGGACATGCCGATGCGTCCGATGATTGTTGGGGTCATGGCGAGGACTCCTCTTCGATTTCGTCTGCCAGCTTCCTGACGAGCCGCGCGCCCCACCCATAAGCACTGCGGGCACTTGATTCGGCTACGGGTGCACAATCCTCCGCGTCGGCAGTTAGATTCCCTTGTATCCCTCGTAGCTTCGCAACTATGTCCTTGGTAGTCATCGTATTTCCTCCCGCGCTGTCGCGCTGCTCAAGTGGTGGCTGCCCATACGTGTAGCAATTCACTGTCCGTCACTTCCTCCGGCGGCGGGCAGTCTACACGCCACTCGCGAATCACTATGCCGGTTGACTTGATAGTATACTCAGAGTAACGCAGGCGGCGGCGCGGCACTTGCCAACGGCGGCGCACCAGCCCGTCGTGCTCTTCGCAGCAAAGGACATACTTGCCTTTGAGGGCCTCAATGTACGCAGTCGTGTATGTCCGGCAACCCATCAGATACCCGTAGCAGAGGCAGACTGGGTCGCCCACGCGAAGCCCTTGCGATTTGTCGGCCCGCTGGCGACTATCCTGAATTGCCTTGCGTTGCGCGTCTGTGTATGCCATGTGATTCTTTCCTTCCCGTTTGATACTACCGCTTGAGGGCAGGAACCCGGCCTGCCCTCCCGCAGGAGTATCACCCTTTCCGTAGTCGCCGCGCCCAGTACAGGCAGGCGGCGGCTCCCAACCGTGCCGCCTTCTGGTCACGTTTCAACTGCTGTTGCCTCGCGATCTCTGTCATTCGCGCCGCCATGTTCACACAGTCTATCAC